ACTTTTAAAGAAGCCAAATAAAGATTTATGTATCGTAAATCTTCTTCTTCGTTAGTTTTTCCACAAGTTGATAGTATCAAAATTTTCATAATTTCTCCAAAATACGGAATGGACGGGACTCGAACCCGCAACCCCCGCAGTGACAGTGCGGTGCGCTAACCGATTGCGCCACCACTCCCAGCAACAATTATTTAATTTTACTCTGCGTTACTGTTTCATAAAGTTTTTCAAACTCTTGATGCGTTGCTACTTCGTCATCAAAATTCTGCTTGTGATACGTCTTTGCTAACTTACGAAAAACTTTCTTGTTAAGTTGAAGTTCTTCACAGATATCATTGATAATATTTTTCTGCAAGTCTCGTTCTGCGGAAATTCGTGTCATAGATACACTCATATCCTTTAATGCACCTTCCAACTTCAACTTGTCATTCGGTGTTAAATTCATAATAACCTCGTTGTTGTGATGTTGTAAATAAAATGTTTTTCGTTATGAATCTTCTTTTTCTAAGAAATTAGCAATGTACAATGTACCACCAACTGCAAAAATCATAACCACTAAAAATATTAAAATTGCGGATAACATATTTTCTCCTATGGTAAGCTCCCAGAGAGGGATTCGAACCCACACCCAAATGTAAGTTTATGTGACGAGGAGTTGAACCTCTTCGCTTGGCCAGCGCGTGTGTAGAATTGAACTACATTACCGAGGTATTTCACCCGATGCTCCAAATAGCTATCACATAAACTTACAACACGCCCTGAAGGACTCGAACCCACACCTAGCAGATTTGGAGGCTGCTGTGCTACCATTACACCAAGAACGCAAAGCTCCCAGAGAGGGACTCGAACCCCCGACCCGGTGATTAACAGTCACCTGCTCTACCGACTGAGCTATCTGGGAATATTGTGAGATTCGCACTCACTTGGGGTCATTCAGCAACATCTACATATCAGCAGTTGCCACCGATATGTCTCTGGTATCAGCCTTCACCCCTAGCTTACCAAATTAAAACTTATCTTCTTTTATGGTACTATAACTACCTTTGCATTATCCGAAACTGTTCCAATTGATGCCGAAACAAATGTGGTTCCTGGCGCAATACCCAACAAAAGACCAATATTCGACACTCGTGCTGTTGCATTGTTAGTGGTGGTCCACTCAAACGGACGACCATTCAGTGCTGCGACACTCAAAGGAACACTATCCGCATCAAATGCTGTGGCTGTGTATTGACGGGTAGCACCCACCTTCAAGTCTGAACTATCAGGTGAAACCACAATGTGGTCAATACCCACTTCTGTGACATTTACTACTAGTGTACCCACTCTGTTTTCAACAACACAGGTAATAATCGTGGTGCCGTAAGTAAGACCTGTGATTACACCCGTTGCGGAAACAGTAGCAATGGATTCATCACTACTATGCCAACCAAATGTACGCTGCGCAGCGGTTAGTGCTGTACCTGAACTGTTACGTAAATCTGCGACAACTGCAGCGGGGCGCCCCACATGAGCTGGCTTAGGTAATGTGAGAAGTACACGAGCGACAGGAACCAAAGATACTGTGACGTTCAACGTGCCTGTCTTTCCACCGGAAGTTGCGGTGATGGTAGTTGTACCTGCTGACAATGCAGTAATCAATCCTGTTGCGGACACTGAGGCGACGGCTGGCGCGCTTGATGTCCAAGTAGTGGTGAATGCCGTGAGAGTATTATTTCCAGCATCTCGTGCAACAGAGGTTGCCTGTAATGTCTGACCAACAAAAAATGTTGGCGGTACAGTTGCCGTTACTGTGACAGTAGCTACTGTTGGGTCTGTTACGAAAATCGTAGCAGTTGCGAATTTACCACCCGCTGTCGCTGTAATTGTAGCTTGACCCTTGGATACTCCTGTTACTAACCCATTAACAACTGTTGCGACTGATGTATTATTTGATGTCCATACAACTGTTTGATCTCTCATAACAGAATCACGCTGATCTTTAACCGTGGGCGTGATAGTAACTGTACGTCCAATTTCAAGTTGTGTAGCAGTAACATTTAATGATACTGTTGTTACCGCTGGTGTTACTGGAGCCGTAATAACAGCTTCTTCCGTACACGCTGTAATACTCAATGCCAACAATGTTCCATACAAAATACGCTTCATTTTTTCTCCTACTAAGGTAATCCGACACAACCGAGTGTTGTGCCTTCTAAGCCGGGTATCCCGACACAGGCCCACTAGGACTTGAACCTAGACAAACGCTTTTGGAGAGCGTTGTGCTGCCAATTACACCATGAACCCATAGTACACCAGGCTAGAGTTGAACTAGCGACCTTTCGTGTATCAGACGAATGCTCTAACCAACTGAGCTACTGGTGTGCATCTTACAAAATGGGAGTGGTTGGACTCGAACCAACGTAGATTATTAATCGGCAGATTTACAGTCTGCTGCCATTGCCGCTAGGCGACACTCCCAAACTACTATTTTTTCAAATCGTTTTTGATGTCTCGTCTGACCTTTTTAAGATAACCAATTCGCGTTTCATTGTCAACGAATGGTACACTCCAAAACTGTCGTGTATTTGTCTTAAACCACCCAAATACAAATGAATATACTCCTAATACTAACCGTAATTTTACGGCATTAAAATATAACATGTATACAGGAAGTGCGGGTGCTCCGTGTGTTAAATATGTACGAACCTTTTTGTGTGACAATAATGGTTTTGGATAACCATATTTTGGAATTAACGGAACAAACTTATATGCGAATCCTGGTGTGAATACCACATCAAAGAATTCTTCCATTAGTGGTGTACACCGAAACCACCATACAGGTGATATAATGTAAATTCTATCTGCCCATGTCACCAACTCTTGATAATGTTTAATAACTTCTTTCTTTTTGATGGAAAGATCATCTTTATAGAGGTCAATGACTTCTATGGTTTGTGTAGATTCATAGCTTGCGTTATTAGTTAATTCGTCTTTAATGGTTTTAAAAATACCATTATAACAAAAACTTTTCTTATCAGGATGTCCGATGACTATTAAATTGTTCATTTCACTCCTTGCAAAAATTATAAAACAATAGCGGGGGAGGGATTTGAACCCTCGACCTCACGATTATGAGTCGTGCGCTCTCACCAACTGAGCTACCCTGCCACTTTTCGAATATATACTTTAAACCAAATAAATATTTTATCCAAATTGGAAAACGTTCTCCAATTCTTAACTTCGTTAATTGTACGATAACATCCTACACAACGTGTACCTTCAAGTTTACATATTTTTCTACACGGAGAACTTATAACCACCGAAATATTCCTGTTATGTCAATTAGTATCCATACCGCATTGACAATAACCATTGGATAATCTTTCTTATTAAAGAAACTGTGTAACATTCCACCGTGTCCAAAAAAGAAAAGTAAATATGGTATCCACATAGGAATGTTAGGAATTCTACCAGCTAATATAATTCCACCCACAATTAAAATTAATACAGCCCACCATTTACGTTTAACAATAATGTGCTCTTCCGTTTCTGTTAAAGTTACTGGTTTCGCAAATAAAATATTTTTCATTTATATTGACCAGTATCTATTGAATTCTGGATATCACCACCTTGTAACACTTCTGGTTCGGTATCACCTGTAAACGTAATAACACCAAAAAATATCATTACAACAATAACCAAAGTAGTTGCGATTACTTTTTTAACTTGTTTAGTATCCATAATATAATCTCCTATAAAAAGGTGCGAGCCAGATTCGAACTGGCGTGGGATTTCTCCAAAGGTTTTGCAGACCCGTGCCTTCAGCCACTCGGCCATCGCACCGTATGCTCCTGGAGGGACTCGAACCCCCAACCCACTGAGTAGAAATCAGTTGCGCTATCCAATTACGCCACAGAAGCAGTTAATGTATTTGACCAAATTACAAAATATATTTTATTTACCCAAACTATGTCGAATAGGTTTTCCTGTTTCATCAACACACACAAATACCATTTCATCAATATCAACAATAACTTTTTGTGTAGTTAAATCTCGTACTTGCACTTCCAAAGTAATAGAAGTTTTTCCAACGGTTTTTAACGCCACTCCGATTTCAACAACATCCCCTTGATATGCAGGTGCAACAAAATTAATAGCAGACATACTTTTTGTCACAACTTTTTTATGTCGGGTTTCAATTGCCGCGTAGATGGATGCTTCTTCGTCTATCCACTCCAAGCATCGTCCACCAAACAATGTACCATTGACATTTAAATCACCTGGTTGCACCAATTTTCTAGTTAAGAATCTCATAAAATTTTTGTTTAAATGTTATGCCCCAAGCAGGAGTCGAACCCACAACCCTCTGATCCGAAGTCAGATGCTCTATCCAATTAAGCTATTGAGGCGTATCAGGTAGGAGGGAGTCGAACCCTCTTCCCCCGCTCCACAGGCGGGTGCCCCTACCATCTGGGCCGCATACCTGCTATTACATCAAGAATACGTAAATCGGAAAGTGATAATGTTATTTTCACCCCACTCAGGAATGAGCGGAGAACTTATATATATCGGTTTTTTCTGTAAAATACACTCATGTCCAATAAACAATTTGAGTTCATAACTTAGATACTCTGAGAGTAATTCTATCGTGGTAATCACGGTTGACTCATCATATGAATCCGTAATATATCGGTTTGGATGTAGGATTGCCTTAAATTGTCTCGACGTAGTGGAAACTGTATTTGGTTCTACATAGACACACGGGAGTGCACAAACCGTAGAATACATCTTTTGTACAATACTACTGAACACGTGCTCGGACTTATACAGATTAGCAATCTGCGGCTGTAATTCCGTTGCTGCAAACTTTTCAGCTATCCTAAGTAACTTATCTTCCCGCGTCACCGTGTTTTCGCATCCATTAAAAAAATCTTCGATTTCTTGTGGATTGACAATAGCAATCGGTGTGTTGGGAATAAAAAAGTTTGCTTTTTGTAGTCTATCTATTGTCCAACTCATATTAATCCCACAAATTCTCGTAATACTTTCCAAACAATCGAAACCCGTTGGTGATACGTTCGTGATGTGCTTCACGATGTTCCCAATCATCCGTGACCTTACTTTCAAAAGCAAAAATCATTTCATCCAATATCCAATCCCATCGCTTGAAATGATTATCATCTGTGTCCCACTCATTTTCAACAGGAGGTGCAGCTGACTTACGAAGCTCTTCGGGAACATCTGTCTCATCTACATATGGTGCACCATGTTTGGTTTCTCTTAACTGCTTCAACATAGGAGTAACAATAAGAGCCAAGGTATGGTCCATATTCCATGTATCCCACGAATCAATCTGCACAGAAATCTTCCGTTTACCTTTATAGGTTTTTGGATACTTTCCGATATGAACTTTCATATTAGTATTCAACCTTGATATAATGTTCTGTTGTGAGATGCATCTTTTTACGATAGAAATGTTTCATCTTGTAAGCCAACATTACAACTACAACTATAAAATTGAAAATATAATTCATCATCAATGGAATATTCCACAACATAATAGCATAAGTTGTCATGAATACTTCACCAATAAACCAAAGTAACAACATAGGCCAACCGATATGACATCGTTTATCCTTAATGGTTCTGAGCAATTCTGGAATAGCATTAATCGTGAGAAAAATACTTCCTATATATCCAATCGTTTCCATATTATTTACCCAAATATTTTATGCACTTGGAGGGACTTGCACCCCCACGGTTGCCCGCCAGCTCCTAAGGCTGGTGCGTCTGCTAATTCCGCCACAAGTGCGTGGACTACTATGAATATACAATATTATACATAGTAATCAATGGAAAAAATAAAACTTAATCAATTCTTAATTTTAGAATTTTATTTGATCTCGTTCCGCCGTACATGCCATGTGGTCTGCCCAATGAATAACATATGATAGATTTGTTTTCATAGGATACTTACCAAAATTTTTTAAATAAGCTTTGTTACTATCATCGTACATACCATCTGACAGCTTAATAGCAATCCATTCCTTTTCTGTAACTGGAATTTCGAATTTTTGTAGTAAATACAACGCACGATCAGTAACAGTCATATATTGGATATTTTCATTATGCGTGTACATTTCTCCACGCTTACGATGCCAATCACTATCTTGATCCAAATAATACGGTCCTTGTTCATTACCCAACTTACCCAAGTCGTGATGTAATGCTGCGAAAATCATTTCTTGCTTGGTAAAGTCAATATCACCACCGATTGCTTTGTATGCGGTAGCGACCTTCATAGATGCCTCTGCAACGTGAACTACGTGGTCAAGGTATCCACCAGGAAATGCATTATGATAGTGAACCTTTCCCGATGCAGGTGCTGAAATAAGCTGCTCTCCAAACACTTCATACATCTGATTTAGCTTTTCTAGACGAGAATCTTCGGCAAGAAATGCATTGAACTTCTCTAAGTTTTTCTTAACTTTCTCTTCGTAGTCAAACATAACCGTTTCCTTAGTAATTAAAGTTTTGGAAATCCTCTGTATACAACTCCCTTAACAAATATAACAGTGTGGGGTCCGAAAAGTCAACCCCCAAATTATTAGGATATCTTCTATATAAGGTATTATCTAAATTATACCCTAATTTGTTGTTTATGAAATTCGATAAATTTTCTCTATTTTCGTATTTAAAAATAGTTAATTTTTCTTGTGGTCCTTCTAATAAAAAAGTTTGTGATACAATAAACGGTACTCGTAAACAATTATCTGTATAACTTGTTATAGATTTACGAAATCTATCTTTAATACTATCGGCCACGTTGGTCCAATAATCACTTTCACCATTTTTATATACTGCTCTAAAAAAATCTTTACGTTGACTTTTTAATATCAACATATCTTTTACAAACAGTATTGTATCTAGTGTAGTAGGTAATTTATCAGCGTGTACTTTACACTTACCACACATACACACACTAAAAATGTGATTTAATCCAGACCGAAATCTATTCACAGGATGACGAACAGTTGTAAATGAATCAAGTATTCCATACCGAGATATTAATTCTTCGTATGAATTATGTGTCTGTTCATTTACCTCCATATAAGGGAAAAATGTTCTCATCACTGCCGTAGATGCAGTTTTGGGAACATTTACCCATAACCATTGTTTATCTTCAATTTTAGATTGAATTAACATTTTATACTATTAAGGTCACCTTATTTGTTCTAGATTGCTGTCTGGTCCATAGTTCAAAGATTGTAGGAACCGTTGGTACTTTTAGTAGCACCATATTTACATCATCCAATAACTTGTCTGCTTTTTTATTATTACACGTACTACAACTTGTAACTACATTTGTCCACTCATCCTTACCACCCTTTGCTACTGGATGTATGTGGTCACGAGTAAGAAACTCATGTGATTTCATCTGATTACGTGCGCGTCCACAATACTGGCAAGTATACGCGTCACGGACAAATAGATTTTTTTGTGTAAGTAATGCTGGCGTCCTAAATACACGCCGACCCTTAATGTAGTGTTTCAGAGCAATCATCAGTGGTATAGGAAACGTTTGCCGTGGTGACCGTACCACCAAATTCGGATGTTCCTCAACTATGATAGCCTTTCCTTCCAAAAACATCAACAATGCTCGTTTGGAAGATACCACTGTAATGGGTTCGTACGTGGCATTTAGAACAACACACTTTGTTGTTTCCAACGCCATAAATTTACTCCTGAGGTTTGATATCGTTTAGTAATTGGTTGATACTCTTGTCGGTTAACATTTGTAATATGTCACGTGCCTTTGCTGCTGTTTCGTAATCTTCTTCCTCAATAGAATATTTCATAGCATCCTTCAAAACAATTTCGTAGTCAGATTGCCGTACAACAGCAATGTGAGTATGTTTGTTGTTTATAGGATTTATCTGGAATAGTTCTACCTTGTCCAAATTTTCCCGAATACCTTTTTTAATTTGTTTTATTAAATATTTGTATACTACTAGTCTATTTTCATTCAGAAATTTCTGAATTATGTAAAAAGGTTTCGGTGGTAGGTTTAACATTACTTATCCTTCTTTTTAATATTTTTTTTCTTAGTTACTTTTTTAGTTGCTTTCTTCTTTACCGCAGTTTTTGTGGGAGTGTCGGTTTCACCAGTTTCTACTCCTTTACAAAATACTCGCCCATCGGTATGAACATATCTGGTTTTGAAATGCCATCCACGAGGAAATTTTTCACCTTCTGGTTTTTTCTGTATATTAGGTGGTGGTGCAATCATCCGTTGTACGCAGTAGGCACACGTTATTCGACCAATATCCGCAGCAACTTCTACTTCTTCATTATTACATTCACCACAAATTAAATATTTGCGACCAGTAACCCGAAGTGCTTCTGTCTTTGATAACCGTTTAATTCTACGCTTCAATGTCATGTTAACCTCGTGCTTTCCAAAGTCTGTATTGTTTATTCCACCGAGCTTCGAGAAACTTCACTTTGTTTTTTGCCCAACTGGGAGAGTTTAGTTCTTTAACTGTGTCGTTTAATTCAAGTATACGAAGTCTTGCATTAAACAACTGTCCCAAAGTTTTTGCTTCGACAATCAACGACATCACCTTCATATATTCGAATTCAATATACTCTTTTTCTGAGTCTGTTCCAAATATACTGTTAAGGTAGTGTTTAATTTCTTCATACATTGTTTACTCCAACAAAATGTAAACACTAACCATTAAGTGGACCTGAGGGGAATCGAACCCCTGTCCGAGATTGCTTCCTACTAAATGTTTATGTGTGTAGTCAGTTATTAGAATTCATCCAGTTCTCATTAACTAACAAACGTAAACTGAATATAGAACCGGAGTATCACCTTGAATACGGTTCCTATCAAGGCTATACCACATAAATGAACAAATTAACCCTATGCGGTAATCTCAGATTAATTCGTCAGGCTGCAATTAAGCAGCGAGGGCTAAAGTATAGTTGCCAGTTAGATTTTTTGGTCTGTTTTACTCGTCTTACCAAACGAGACACAAAACTTAATCATCCACACCCCGTCGAAACCAGGACAGGCCCGTATCTACTATACATAGATATACTGTAATATAAAAAGACCAACTTGATTTGTCAAGTCGGTCTTAATATATAGTACCAAATAATAAATTTATACCACAGCTCTACCTTTATCTCGTTCCCAATCACGTTCTGGTCTTACTTCAATATTCTTTTCCCATACCGCTTTCAGTAACGGTGCAGAATGACCATTTTGTTCACTATATCGAATCAGCGCATTTAAATCTTTTGGAAAACACGTTCCACCGAATCCAAAACGTCCATCGTGTCCAGGTACTTGCCAATGACTCGTACCCAATCGTGGGTCCAAACTTAATATTTTTGTAATGTGATCATAATTAATGTTAACTTTTTCACATATTTGATAAATTTCATTAAGAAATGCGACTTTCGTAGATAACATTGTATTTGCCACATATTTAATCATTTCTGCTTCTTTTGCTCTTGATATCCACACTTGTGACTGTGGAAATCTTTCATAATACAATGTTGATACTGGTTTTATGTCAAACCCAGTGTCTCTTTCCGAATGTCCCAATGTAATATTAATCTGTGATACGAAGTCGTTGATATAATTTCGTTCCGTTAAAAATTCTGGATTAAAACATACCGTGATATTTGGAAATTCGTCTGCCAGTTTATCGGTTGTTCCTGGTTCTACCGTAGATTTTAGTATGCATATTGGTTTGTGGGCAACATCTACATTTGCGATATCTCGAAACACGTTACGAACAATATCAATATTACAAGTACCATCACCATTCATTGGTGTAGGTACACAAATAAAAATTATCTGTGCTTTGATAACTACATCTTGTATAGAACTTTCTGTACAGTCCTTATTGATGTCGTATGTAACTACGTTATTTATAGACTTGAAACCTTCTTTTACTGCTGTACCCACATAACCAAGTCCTATAACACCTATGGTATTCATGTTGCCCTCGTAATTGGACCTATATTAGATCTTTTACTATACCAACCATCATTTGTTGATATATCGTGAATTTGTTTAAATGCCGCATCGTACTTGTGTGCCAACTTGTACATATCATAATTTTCAACTGCAAAATTTCTAACATATTCTCTGGAAATTTCACCGTTTTCTATACGTTCCAATCCAGCTAAATAATCTCCCAACGTTCTACACTGAAATCCTGTTTTACCGTGTTCAATTGTTTCAGTAAAACTTCCATATGACGAACCAAGAACAGGAGTACCACATAATTCTGCTTCTACGGTTACTCCACCAAATGGTTCGACATAACGAGTGGGCATAAATACCGCCATTGCATTACCTAAAAATTCAGAACGAGATTTACCGTGAATTGGTGGAACATATGTTATATTTGGAGCAACTAAATATGGAGTTGGATCTCCTTGACCACAAATTTTAAATTCCAAGTCTGGTCGTTTTAGTGCTATTTCTTTTACTATATGCACACCTTTTATATCGGATAATCTACCAAAATATGCAACATATTTTTCTGGATTTGGATTGAAGTCCCAATCATCCACCTTAAAGTAATTTGCTATTACCCAATTGTAATCATGTCCACTCTTACCTTCTCTACCAATTTCATAATGGTACCATGCATTACTCTCAAAAATACGGAAACTTTGATATGAATTGGGATAACCAATTCCAGTTTCTACTTTTGGATTAGTAAAATCAGAGATTGCCGATTCATGTGCATATCCGAAAGGTAAGCAAATAATATCGTGTGTGTCAAGGTTTCGTGCAAGTTGAATTTTCAATCGTTCATTAAATATTCTATAAAGTTCATTTCCGGTATTTGCCAAATCACCAATAAAATCTGTCGGCATAACGTCACGATTTCCATACAATTCTTTAAATAATTTTGTACGAATACCGGTCCATTCGTCAAATGACATTAGATTGACATCATACACCGCACCACTGTGTGCACCCTCAACACCGTAATGTATAACGTCATATCCAACCGATTGCATCATTGGAGCAAAACGTTTTACCTTGCCAGTAAAGGCACAGTGACTAAATTCATATGTTGTTTGGGTATGTGGAATACCTAGTAAATGTAACCGCATAAAAATTAGAATTTAATTTCTAAACGAGTTAACTGGTCTTTTAATGCTTCCACATATTTTTGTGGGGAATCTGGTAGTTGCGCTTCTAATATTAACGCTTCAATTTGTTCTACCGACAATTTTGTAATAAACTGTTCATTTGGATGAATCTTTGATGCCATAACCTAACTCCTTGTGAATAACCGTACTCATATAAGTACAAACTTCAATGTACCAAAAAACAAAAATGGGAGAGTTTTTCACTCTCCCATTTAAGTTCTACTTAGAGCGTTTGCGTATTACGCAGCGGTCCAAGCCGTGATGGTGCGACCCTTAGCCGAGGGGCGGGTCGAACGCGTCATACCGTTCTGCTCGAACTCACCGCTGCCAGCCAGTGCAGCGTTGATGAATGAAAGGCGGGTACGAACCTGCTTCTGATGAACGCCCTCACGGGTGAGGTAAGCGTGAGCATCGTCAGCAGTGACAACGCCAGACGAACGACGATTGGAGAGTGAACGGAGATACGAAGTCATCCGACGAACGGTAGCCTCGAACTCAGTCGTGTTGAAGTAACGGTTCTGCGAGAAGTCGTTACGGGTGCTACGATTGCGCTTTGCCATAAAAGTAACCTCTTTAAAAAAGTTTTGTAAGATATCCGATATTTGTACGAGCGTCACCGCGATAGTGGGTGGGCTTCGGAACTGTCTTACTCAGTACTCATTAATGATACACCATCTTGTCAGTAATGTCAATACCCCTAAAAAATCTGGACAATTACTAAATTAGATTTATTTATTAGAAGTTAAAATTGGTGTATTGAAGTCAAAGCTTTCGTCCAAAACAAATACTTTCTGATTGATAGCGGCACTGATATTATTAAGAATTGCAACGACATCAGTACTTTCGATATCACCATACCACAACTTACCAAACTCACGAGTTGCGATTGATACATTGTGTAACGCATGCTTGCTGAACGAAACGTTACCTACCTTTCCACATAGCTTCGAAGCTACGTCAACTGCTGGTTGTACATCTTCTGCTTGCCAGAACATAATTGCCTCATGATTGAGGTTCTTGATTCGTCACCTGAGGTGACACGGATTCCATCATTTCATTATACTGAATAGTATAACACGTTGTACATAAACAGGGTGATTGTGGTATATTCTTTCTTCTGATACCATTTAAACCACATTCTTGACACACCTTTGCTGATTCTCTCTCTATCTTGTACGAGATACAATCTAACACATACTCTTGGTCTTTGTCAAGTACTGGTGCAAATATAACATTTAGCATAGAATGGCGTATACTAATATTATCTATATTAGCAAATGATAATTTACTAGCTATAGCGTACGCTTTCTCTATTAACGTATGCCATCCTGGCTTTGTTATTGCTTTAGCTTGATCTATTTTCATATTTTGTTTTTTCTTTTCTTTTCTTTTTGCTTCTTTTTCTTTTCTTTTATAGGCTTATGTC